ACAGAGGAGGAGACACAATGAGTATGTATATAGAACCTATTGATGGGACTGAACATCTAGCTGATGTTGTAGCTGAGTTTAAGTTAGCACGTAAGCTACAGTATGAGCATGAGTGGGACGAAAACTCAGAGCAAGCAGAATTTTATAGACAACGTGCAACCTATTATGGTAGGCTCAAAGATGAAGGAGTATTATATGACCCAAAGTTTTAAACTAGAACAAATGGAATGTGATTATTGTGACCACATAGAATACTACGAAGATGAATATAGTTTTTTTCAAGGAGAAATGTTTGGTTTGAAAGACGATAGTGTTTCATGTCCTAACTGTTTAGAAAAACTACCAATAGAGGAGAGTATAAGTGAATAGATACTACGTAGAAATGGAACACCCAAGAGGTAAAGAAGACTATGGAACTATATACATTTATATGTATGCTTATGATGCACAACAAATACTTGACATGGTTGACCAAGTTATAGTAACAATAGAGAAAACAGAATAAAGGAGATGGACTATGACTGAACCCTTAAGTTTAATGGAGAGACTAGCAGTAGAAATGCAAGACTTAATCTCTAGTAATGAAAGAGACAAGCGAGAGATTGCATGGCTTAGAAAAGAAATGGAGAAGAGAGAGGAGTTAACAAAACTATACATGGATACAAAGTATGAAGACGTTGAAGACAAGTACATCAAGGACACAAAGTTTAGAAAAGCTATCAATGAATACGTTAAGCAATGGATAGTAGACAATGCTTGTACGTGTGAGTGTGATGAGTGGGCAACCTTCTATTGGAATGGTAAAGCCTACGACCTTAACATCTTTGTGAAAGATGATGTAGAAGAACCTACTGTACATGATGTACAAGCAGTAGTATATGCAGTAGGATTTGATGGAGTTAATCTAAACTGTGACACATCTAATGGGTGTGTGATGACAGACTTCAGACCAACTGAACTAGAACTTAACAACTATGGAGCATGACTATGACTAACAAAACTAAGACTAACAAAACTAAACTAGACTTAACAGACGAACAAATAATAGCTATACGTGATACATACAGAGCTATAGATGCTAGTATGGATATGCTGTTTGAATGCCATGACTTATACTTGTCTGACATAAGAGAGTTAGAGAGAGTAAGATGGAAGTTAATAAGTGAGTTTAAATATTTAACAGAGAAGGATTAACATGAGTAATACTTTATATGATACAGACTACGTAATTGTAGACAGCAAGACCAAGAAACCAATGGAAGGGTATGAGACTATCTATCACTATACCTCAGTCATCAATCACCTTAATGAGATACTAATAGACGAAGGTAAGGAGTGGGAGTACGTATCTATGTCAGAGTTATCTGATGAAGACAAGAAGAAGTATGAAGAAACTATAAAAGAAATGGAGAGCATGTATGAGTAACATATACGTACAGATTGATGATGATACTTACCTATCAATACATCAAGATGAAGACACAGGTGTACAAGAATGTGTACCCATGTTATACAAAGATAACACTATGATAGGACAACCTATCTACTACTCAACAGTAGATGAGATGTGTCACATACTAGATGATGTAGCACATAGAGATTACTCTAGGTTTTATAAAGAAGCAGAGCAGTTTATATTTACATTTGATGAGGCAGACAATGACAATTAAAAGAGAACTCAGTCAGTACTATGGAGATAGTGAGTGGGGTAGGAGTGCAAAGGTAACATATGTTGATGACCAGTATGGTAAGTTCTACTATGTTACACAGTTTCAAGATAATAAACTAGTAAGAAAGGTAGCAGTCAGTAGTGAACTAGAAGCAGAAGCAGTAGCTGAAGACTGGACTTTATCAAATCCAATAGTAGTTAAAGGAGAGAACTAATGAGTAGAAATAAGTATGATGATGCTTACCTAATGGGGTATCACAATGGTTACCATGATGTAGGATATCTTAATCCATACCATAAGTATGATGCACCTCAGTATCACATCAAGTATATGAATGGACATAAGGATGGGTGTGGTTTGAAGAGAGATGAGGAGTTCATTGAGTTACTAGAAGAAGAAGTAGCAAGGAATGAGGAATGGATAACTATGTACAACACAAAGGAGAGAGTATGACTGATACATTCATGGTGTTATGGATTGTTATGATGGCTACAGTATCAAGTATAGGATATTGCACCAAGTATAACATGATAGGGGTACAGTTTTTACTGATGTTACTAGGTGTAATTGTACTAGGTGTATCAGGTATAACGGAGTACCTATAGTTATATATGTGAAAGGGAGTCTATCTTGGTTGTAACTTTAGAAACAGAACAGTCTATGATTGAGGAACAGCTTCAACTTGAGACTGACATGATGACAGGTGGAATACAAAGGTATAGTAAAGTCGTGGATGTAGCAGTAGATAAGGGAAAGGAATCACACACACCACATGGAAGAGCTATAGTATCTAGGCTAGTACAAACTGTGACAGGTGCAGTAGTACAGTTCATTAAGAATCCTACCAATACCTCACGAGATATTGCTTGGAAAAATTTAAAGGACATGGATGCAGAACAAGTTGCATACCTTGCACTAGTCACACTAGTGGATTCAATTAGCAGAAAGAATACTCTGCTGTATGTAGCTAGAACTATAGGTAGTAACCTTGAGATACAAGATAGGTTAGACAAATGGATACACTCTGAAGGAGCAGTAGCTAACAACACAATCAAGCTTGCTATGAAGAAAGCATATGGAGCTAGAAGGTTTGGTCTAACTAATAAGATGAACAAGGATGGCTACAAGAATACTGAGTGGCTTAAATCTGAACGTGTTCACGTAGGGTTTAAGATGGTTGACTTGATTATACAGAGTACAGGTATCATCAAGCTTGACACACAGCAGACTGAAAGGAGGAGACGTGCAACCTACGTTGTACCAACTCAAGATACACTTGATTGGATTAAGGCATTCAATGAGTACATGCAAGGGTCACGTCCAAGATACTTACCTTGTGTAATACCACCTAAAGATTGGACATCAGTCAAGGGTGGAGGTTATCATGGACATGACATAGATGAACTACCTATTGTAAGGAGAAAGTAATGGGATTAAAGACACACCTAACTAGACTATCTGAACAAGACTTGACTGCTGAGTATGCTTGTCTCAATGCACTACAACAAACTGAGTGGAGAGTTAATCAGAATGTATTCAAAGTTATACGTCAGATGTGGGACAATGGACAGGAGGTAGGTAACTTACCTGCAAGGGAGGACACACCTCTACCTAACTACCACTTCAGTAAAGAACCTAGTGAGATGAATGATGAAGAGAAGTCTACCTTTAGGATATGGTCACGTAAACGTGCTGAGATTTACTCAACTAATAATCGTAGTGTGAGTAAGAGGATACAAGTTGAACGTACCTTACAGGTAGCAGAACAGTTTGCTAAGTATGATAAGTTCTATTACGTATGGCAGAATGATTTCCGTTCACGTAAGTATGCAAGCAGTACATTCCTCACACCTCAGTCAGCTGATTGGAGTAAGAGCTTGTTAGAGTTTGGTTATCCTGTACCTATTGATAACTGGGAGGATGCAAGGTGGCTGTGTATACATGGTGCAAACCTGTATGGTAATGATAAGATAACATTAGACAAACGTGAAGCATGGGCATGGGACTACGTAGATGAGGCACATAGGATAGCAGATAATCCTTATGACAATAGAGCTTGGCTTGATGCAGACAAACCATTCCAGTTCCTAGCTTGGTGTTATGAGATGTCAGCCTTAGCTAAGTTTGGTTGGGGTTATGAGAGTAGGTTACCTGTCTCAGCAGATGGTAGTTGCAATGGATTACAGCACCTCTCAGCTATACTAAGAGATGAGGTAGGGGGTGTAGCTACTAACTTAATATCTTCTGCTGTACCTCAAGATATTTATACACAGGTAGCTGACCAAGCTATACAACGTATACGACAGGAGGATACAGAACTGGGTAGGAAATGTTTAGAGTTTGGTATTGATAGGAAGTTAGCTAAGAGACCTGTTATGATTGTACCATACTCAGGTACTAAACATGCTTGTCGTGCCTACATAGAAGAAGCTATCAAGGAGAAGATAAAGGAAGGCACACCCAACATCTTTGGTGATGACCTATTCAATGTCACTCACTACCTAGCAGGTCACATATGGGACAGCATTAGTGGTGTGATTGTGTCAGCACGTAAGGTGATGGACTACGTTAAGAGTGTTGGAGATGTGTACTCTAACATGGGTAAACACATGGAGTGGGTAACACCTACAGGTTGGTTAGTTATGCAACAGTATAATGAACTACAACAGAAGAGGATAAAGACACACATCAATGGTGAGGTAGTATCTCTATCCTTTCCTAAAGATAAGGAAGACACAGTTAATAAGCAGAGGACAGGGTTAGGTAGTAGTCCTAACTTCATCCATAGTTTAGATGCCTCTGCTATGACACGTACTATTAACGAAGCTACTAAGGTAGGTATTGTAGACTTTGCTATGGTGCATGACAGCTATGGTACACATAGTAGCATGATGCCACAGCTATCTGAGATACTACGTGAACAGTTCGTTAGTATGTATGAAGAGCATGATGTTCTTGATGAACTCAGGACTCATGCTATCAAGACTCTAGGTACTGAGGATGTTCCTCTGCCACCAAGTAAAGGCAACCTAGATATCCGTAACGTATTGAAATCAGAGTATTTCTTTGCTTGATTTCTAAAGTTACAACCTAGCCAGTTGGCAAAACAAATAGCAATAAGGAGTTATATATGCTAGTAATAAAAGGAAAGTCCCTATGGGCAAAAGTCTTTGAACCTGATACAAGGTTCGTTGATGAAGGAGAATATTCTACTTCAGTAATTGTACCTGAGGCAGAAGCAGCACAAGTTTGTGAACAACTAGAAGCACTCATCGATGAGGAGTTCAATAAGGTTGTCAAGGAGAAGCCACAGCTAAAGGCAACCCTGTCCAAACGTCCTGTAACTGAGCCAGACTTTGACCAAGATGGTAATGAGACAGGTAATGTTGTATTCAAAACTAAACTTAAGGCTAAGATAAAAGGTAAGAACGGTCAGAGCTACAAGCAGAAGGTTAACGTTGTAGATGCTAAACGTAACCCAATGTTAGGAGGTCAGTTAATAGGTAATGGTTCACTTGTTAAGGTAGCTGTTGAACCTGTAGCCTATATGATGCAGTCCACTAAACAAGTAGGTGTATCTCTCAGACTAAAAGCTATGCAAGTCCTTGACTTGGTTGAGCATGGCACACCTAATTCTATCTTTGATGAGGAAGAAGGGTTCGTTGCCAAAGCTATAGAGAAAGATAACTCTGCAGTTTTTGATGACATAGATACTGATGGTACTGCTGATGACGAAGGGGACTTTTGAAGCAAGGGTCATTGCAGACCTAGTAGCACGTGACATTCCACATGTGTATGAGCCTGAGAAGATGGCATACTTTGTGGAACGTCACTATGTTCCTGACTTAAAGATAGGCAAGATGATAGTGGAGCTTAAAGGATACTTCAGACAAGACAGTCAACGTAAGATGAAGGCTGTCAAGGCACAGTACCCTGACTTAGATATACGATTTGTATTTCAAAAGGCAAGCTCCACTATACAAGGAGCTAAGAAAAGAAAGGATGGTTCTAAGATGACCTGTCAAGAATGGGCTGACCGTAATGGTTTTATATGGGCAGAAGAAACAATACCAAAGGAGTGGTTGAAATGAGTGTGATAGATGTTAAAGACATGATTGAAACTGATGTGGATTTACAAGCAGAGTTTACTAAGCAAGGTCTAAGTGTGTCTGTCATCATAGGTGATGAGGAGATAGAACATACATCTACTTATGAGGACATGGCTATTGATATGGTAGGTGACTCTGAGAAGTATGACAATGATACACTCAAGAAGATTGCTCAAGGTTTAGATTACATGTCTAAGTTTATAAAGGAGTCAATAGGTAAGGATGAATGATAGTGAGTTCATAAGACACGAAGAGTGTCCTCACTGTGGCAGTAGTGATGCCAATGCTTTGTATACTGATGGTCATCACTACTGTTTCTCTTGTCAAGTATCAACAAAAGCACAAGGTAATGAAGGAGTGATAGCAGTGACTACACAGAAGAGTAACTTTGCTTTCCTACCCATTGAGGTAAAGGCATTAAACAAAAGGAAGATAACTGAGAAGACAGCAAGACACTGGCAGTATGGTGTAGCTATCTATAAGGATAAGAAGGTACATGTAGCTAACTACTATGATAGAGAGGGCACACTCCAAGCACAGAAGGTAAGACTTCGTAACAAGGACTTCCTTGTTTTAGGTGACATGAAGAAGATTGGACTGTATGGTGAACATCTCTGTCGTGATAGGGGTAAGATGATTACCATTGTTGAAGGTGAGCTAGATGCCCTGTCACTTAGTCAAGTGTTTGAGAACAAGTGGTCAGTTGTCTCTGTTCCTGCAGGTGCAGACTCAGCTAAGAAAGCTGTATCTAAATCTCTTGAGTGGTTATGCAACTATGACTCTATTGTTATTATGTTTGAC